GTTGTAGTAGCCGAGCGCCCGCGCGTTGGCATCCTGAGTGCTGTTGCCCAGCGACGTGCGGAACTGCCCGAGCATGCGAGACCAGTAGTCCGACGCTGCGCCCGGGTCGCTCGTGTTGTATGGCGGCGCGCCGGACGACGCGCTTGGGTCCGGCGGGGGAGGCGGGGCGGATCCCGGAGGCGGGACGGGCTGCCCGGTGTACGGGTCCTGAACCTGGTTGTTGCCTGTCTTCGTGTATGCCATCAGGTCACCGTCCCTGAAAAGCTCCACGTCCCGGAGGGCGGCGTCACCGTCCCGGCCGTGGGGTTTACGATTGCGATCGTCATCTGGTCCGAGTTGGCCACGAACGCATACACGGACACCTGCGTCGGCAATACCGACGGCGGCGACACGGTCACCGGATTGCCGGTGCGCAGCCCCTTCGTGGCGTTGGTGGTCACGTCGGGCCCGCTGGCACTCGCCACGAACGTGGCTGTGCTGTTGGCCGCCACGTTCGGCGGCGTCCAGGAGAACGTACCGAAAATTGCGCGGTCATAGGCTTCCTGATTGTACCGCAATTTCTCAATGTCGTTCCACGCATGATGCGGTCTTGGCGTCTTCCACGGCATGGCCTACTCCGCGAACTCCCCCATCGGCGTCCACATTTCGACAGCCTTGTGAATCGACACGTCCACGCCCCCGGAGAACCGGATCCGGTACTGCCGGCGCCGGTAGATGCCGCCGGGGTACCAGTCCCGGAACGACGTGTAATCGCCTTGCAGGCCCAGATTCACGCGCGTGGCCGCGTTCCAAGGCCCGTCATCGTCCCGCTTGGCCACGTCGAGGTATGCCGGCTCGGTTGCCGACGACGACGCCTGACCGCGCTTCACGAAGAACCGCACCCGCCGGCACCGCTTCCGTGACGCGGTTTCAAAGTCGAGCCGCTGCGTAACGCGCTCGGCGACGATGGGCAGGCCCGGCCCGGTGTCCGAGAACGACGCCCCGTCCAGCGTCCACAAGTTCTCGTAGCTCGGATCGCCGACGATGTGCAGGTTGCCCTGGGGGTACGGCGCGTAGCACGAGATGCGAACGCCGGCGTAGTCGTCGGCGCCGTTCCATCCCCGCCACTGGCACCACTGCTTGCGGTTTAGGTCGTAGACGAACGCCTTGCCTTCGGTCGGGAACACCCATACCGCCAGGTCCCAGTACGCCATGCGCGCGCGGAACCCGAAGCAGTCCGTGACCGTCCCGAGGTCGCGCAGAAGCTTGTTGATGTCGTCCGACAGCACTTCGTACCCGCGGCCGTTGGACACGACGATGCGCCGCGTGTCGTCGAGCCACGCGTACGCGTTGTCGAGCTGCACGGGCGAGTAGGGCGCCACGCACCCGACGTTCAGAGAAACCGCGGTCGCGAACGGCAGATTCGGGTCTGCGCCGAGCGAGAACACCTGAAGCGTCTTTGACCCAAACGCCAGCACCTCGCGCAAGCTCGGGTAGAGCGCGACGATCGGGTCGGGGTCAGCGTCGGCGGTGTTGAAGTTCAGCGGGTTCCACAGCGAGTGGCTCCCGTCGCCGAGGTTGCTCCACAGGAGCAAGTTCGGCGTCGTGGCGTTGTTCGCGACGAGGTAGTTGCCGATGCTCACGACGTGCGTTGCCGCGGTCGGTGGCTGGTTCACGGCGAACGTGTACGTCGCGAGTCGACTTGTCAGCCCGACCCCTGTCCACTGCTGGAGCGCACCGCCGCCGGCGATGATGAGCCGCTGCGAGTCCTCCGCCCACGCCACGTGAGACGCTCCGCCCTGGAGCGTCGTCGTTGTGTCGGACGTGCTGCTGAGCGTCTGCAACGCGAGCGTCTGGAGGTTCAGCGCCCAGATCGTTCTGTCGGCCCGGACATAGACGACGTAGTAGAGCGCGTCGGTGACGTTCTTCCAGACGTACGCCCCGATGATCCCGGTGCTCGTACCCGTGGTCCGGCTGTAGACGCCTGGGTTCAGCGCCGCGTTGCTGATGCCCGGCCGCGTGCGCAGCGAGCCGTTGGTGTCGACCATCCAGTTGATGACGATGCGCTGGGCGGTCGGCGTGTCGTCGGCCGACGCCTTCTGGCCTTCCTCAATGGGGACGGGGGACTCCGGCATCACGTCACCGTCATCCCAGTCTGATAGCCGCCAATCTGCACAATTTTCCCTGCGTCGGAGTCGAACATAAACAGCCCGGTGGACTGGGTGCTAGCGGCGGTCGCTGGCGTGCCGGCCACGATGTTGGCGCCAAGCGCCCACGTCGTGGCGCCGGCACTCGTGTTCTGGAACTGAATTGAGAAGAGCTGCTGATGGTCACGCTTGCCGACAAAAGCGAGCGTCGTGGTGCCGCCGCTGGCGGGCTGCTTGACCTTGAATGCGGTCGAGACGCCGAGGTCGATGGTGACAGTCGCGGTCGCAGCCGAAGCGCTGTACTGGCCGACTGAGCCGATCAGGTCGCTGATGCCCGACAGGGCCCCGCCAGCCGTTCCGCCGCCGGTGTTGGCGAAGAACTGGATGCCTGTGCCGCCGGCGCCGCCGTTGCCGTTCGTGAACGAGCCGATCCCGCTGGACGAGCCGAGGCGGCAGCCTGCGATCACGCCCGATACCACCTGGCTACTCGTCGCGATGTTGATGGACCCGTTGCCGGCGCCCGTCGTCCCGCCGGACAGCGAGCATCCGATCACTCGGAAACGCGTCACGCCCGTCGCCGGCACGGAGACCGAGACGTGCGTGCTGCTGTTGTCGTTCACCGTGCAGTACAAGAGGTCGAAGTTGCCGGCCGCCACGTATCCGGCGCCGGCGGCGTTGTTGTCCGTCTGCACGTCGACCATCACGGCGCGCCCCGCGAGCCCGGTGAGGCCCGTCCGGTGGCCGCTGATGTCCAGGTACTCGTACAGGTGCGCGGTCCCCTGCTGCTGAATCGCCGCGCCGGTGCTCGTGCTCGAATGCGTGATGCCGAGGTTCTGGATCGTCACGTTCGCGACGTTGGCGATCGTGATGGCGTTCCCCGTGCCCGACGTGTTCTTGATGATCGACGAATAGGGGCCGACGCCGAACAGCGTCTGTCCGGCAGCGTTGACCGTGATCGGCGACGAGGTCAGGTACGTCCCCGCCGGGAAGTACACGCCGCTGGTAGCGCCGGCCGCGCTGATGCAGGCGTTGATGGCGGCCGTGTCGTCGGTGGACCCGTCGCCCTTGGCGCCGTAGTCCTTGACGCTCACGATATCTTGCAACTTGCTCTGAAGGTTCCGGCTCGTGGCGCCGACAAGGCTCGACTTGTACCCGCCGTCGGTGCCTCCGAGGCTCGTCGCGAGATTCGTCAACGCGGCGTTGACAGAAGTCGAGAGCGGCCACGACGTGTTGGCCAGTGCCACCAGCTCAGCCCGGTCACCGTCGATGCGCTCGATGTCCGCCACCGTCGCGCCGTTCACGTCGAGGATGACGGCGCGAACCGGCGCCGTCGCGTAGAGCGGCACGGACGAGCGCCCGTTCGCATCGAGCGACACCGGCTGGGTCACCACGATGCTGGCGGCGTCGTCCTGGTAGACGCTCACTGGCGTCAGCGTCTTGGGCGCATAGAAACGGACGGTGCCGTTTGGAGCCGACGTGATGCCAGCGACCCACAGCGACTCGATGAGGCGAGCGGCCATCAGCGCGACCCCCCGGCGTGCTGCCCGTACCCGTACATGACCGAATTGCCCCACGGCACGAGCTGCAGGCCGCCGCGCTCGTTGTCGTTCATCAACACGAGTCGCTTTTCGTCCTCGTACACCTTGCGCATCATCGCGATCGTCGTGGCCGGGACGCCGTACGACGGCGCGAGCTCCACTGCGAGCCCCTGGCGCACGACGTTCGACCAGTTCTGGGGGATGTCGAGCGTCTGATTCAGGCTCGTCACGTCCTTCATGCGCAGGACCGCGGCGAACTCCAGCGTGTCGCCCGTCGTCGGCGGCACCGGGTACAGGTACAGCGTGATCGCCTGGATGCCCGTGGCGTCCAGCGACTTCTCGGCGTAGTAGCGGTATGGCACACCCTGGATCGTCCGGTCGGGCAGCGTCATGTACTCGTCACGTGCCATCGACCAGACCTGCGAGCCGTACGTCGACCCGGAGGCGGTGTATCGGGCCGGCTCGTCGATGTCTGAGATCGTGTTGCTGAGCGCGTATGCCGCCGTCCCCGACGTGAGCGTCTGCGTGGTCCGCTGGATGTGCCAGAGCAGCGCGCCTTCGGAGTCGAGGCGCTTGAGGAGCAGGTTGAGCAGCTTGAGCGCGTGCGTGCGCAGCCCGGCGTCGGGCGCAGCTCCGCCCGACTGACCGGCCACGCCGATGTCAGTCAGCGCCAGGTCGATGATGTCCTGGGCGCTGAGGTTGTACGTGCTCGTGCTACTCGTGCTCATCAGCCGCCGTACTTCGCGATCAGGTCATCGAGAGTCGCCGCCTCGTCGCGGTACCCGTACATCACGCAGAGGTCGCGCGCCGTCCGCAGGTGGTCAACGTTCGCCGTCACCGGACTGGGCGCGACGACAGGCACAACGATCTGCGGCGTGCTTGCCACGCTCGCCATCTGGTAGGGCGGCAGTCCGTTGAACGCCTGC